CGCCAATTCCCCATTACACGGGATTTTGACTACCGGAGGCCCCCAAAATGAAGCGTTACACCCCCGACGAGCTGAAAGAAATCATCCGACTCCATGCCCTCTGGCTGGCCGATGCCGATGGCGGAACCCGTGCCGACCTGAGCGGTGCCGACCTGAGCAGTGCCGACCTGCGCGGTGCCAACCTGAACGGTGCCAACCTGAACGACGCCAACCTGCGCGGTGCCGACCTGCGCGGTGCCAACCTGTGCGGTGCCAACCTGACCGATGCCTACCTGAGCGGTGCCAACCTGTGCGGTGCCTACCTGTGCGGTGCCAACCTGACCGATGCCGACCTGAGCGGTGCCAACCTGTGCGACGCCAACCTGAACGGTGCCGACCTGCGCGGTGCCAACCTGTGCGACGCCAACCTGTGCGACGCCGACCTGAGCAGTGCCGACCTGAGCAGTGCCGACCTGCGCGGTGCCAACCTGAACGGTGCCGACCTGAGCAGTGCCGACCTGAGCAGTGCCAACCTGCGCGGTGCCAACCTGAACGGTGCCAACCTGCGCGGTGCCAACCTGCGCGGTGCCAACCTGAACGGTGCCAACCTGCGCGGTGCCAACCTGCGCGGTGCCGGGGAAATATCATCCATGGCCGTGTTCTTGGGACTCTACAATTACCAGTGCTGGGCAGTCATCACGGAAGCGGGCGCCCCCTGGGTTCGCATGGGGTGCCTGTTCAAATCTCTGGAGGAGTGGGACTCCATTGGTGGTATCCGCCCCAGCAATACGAGAGAGTTCCCTGATGACGGGTCCGAGAAATGCGAGCGCCGGGTCCGAGCATTCGCGTTCACCAGGGATGCTGCCGAACGCATGGCTGCTAAATGGGCCGCTGAGAACCCAGCCAAGGCCACGGACTAAGCATGTCCAGGATCACGCCTGGACCCTAAGGAGAGAATCATGACCCCCGAAATGAAAGCCTACCTTCAAATGCCGAATTGCCCGGCTCCCGTGTCGCTGGACATTGATGGTCCGGTTCCCGAACTTAAATCCCAGATCGACATCCTCGTTGATCGGTTCCTCTCCTGCCCTCTGCCCGACAGCGTGTGCGCCGACCCGTGCGCCACCCGCCAGGGACCGGGGCGTTCCGGGACCAACCTCTTGAGCGGGACCGAGGCGAAGGAAGTGCTGTCGAAGGTGCTAGCAGGCTGCCACATCACCCTTTAACCGATTTTGTCCAATCGCCGGAACCCCGGCAGAAAGGAAACCGATGCAAGACCGTCCCGAATATGTTGAACGCCCCGTCATGCAGGAGCGGGATGAGGCCCGCGCCCGAGTCGCGGACTTGGGGGCGCAGCTTGACGATGCCTCAGATGGCATCCATATCCTGATCGATCAGCGGGATGCCCTCTGCGCACGGGTCGCGGAACTGGAGGCGGACAAGACCCGCATCCTGGATGCTCTGGGCAACGGCACCGATGAATACGTCTGGGTGCCCGGAATGTCCTGGGTTGACGCCGCCTGATCCGGTTGGGGGCCTTCGGGTACACCGGCTATCTCGCCGCAGGCTGGCCCGCCCACCGTCGATAACGAATGCCCAGGCACTGCCCTGGAAGAAAGGAAACCGAAATGGAACACGAAAACCGAATTTGGGCCACCGACGACCGGAGCAAATCCGGGAAGGGCCACCTCTACGAGATCAGGGGCAACAACGCCTTTTCGGTCTGCGGCCATCGTGCCTGTGAGTGGGGCCACCTCCAGGCCGAAATCATCGGGCATTGCGCCCTCTGCGAACGCAAATCCCAGCCGAAAGGCTGATGTCCAGGAGACTGCCGATGAAAAACGCTATCGCCCGACAAGCGGCAAGGATTCAATTCCACGTCTACCTCGCGTTCAAGTCGGCAGTCCCGCCCTACAGCGTGTTCGATCTCCAGCGGGTGCCGTGCCGGAACTGGAGGGACGTTCACTGGTCCTTCAGATTCGCCCGGAAATACGGCTACACCGTCGCCAGGGTCAGCAAGCACCCTCTCAACTACCCCATAACCCCAGCCCGTTGAGGCTGTCCAAGATCCGCCCCGGCGGTCCCCGGGAGAAAGGAACACCACCATGACATGTGGCGAGCCAGTCAGCACGTCTCCCAGCGCCCGGATGATGCACTACGCCGACCATTGCAGGAAACCGGTCGAAGCCCCTCCCGAGATCACGAACCTCTGCCCCTGGGGGAAGGACGAGGACGGAATCTGGCACCCGCTCTGCGACAAGGATGGGGAGAACCAATTCCGCTTCACCGATGAAGGACCGGAGGCGAACGGTTTCAAGTTCTGCCCGTTCTGCGGTCGCCCCATGGTCGAAGTCAAACCCCAGGTGTAGAGCCTGTCCAGGATCACTAACCATGACCACCGACTACAACGATGACCTAGACCTAGACGACCCGTTTAGCCCTGCCAAACTCAGGGAGATCGCCGCCAAGGTGAAGGACGCCATCAAGGCGAGCAAAGAGGGGCCCCTGCCATCGTGGATCAGGGCCCCGAAACCGAAACATAAGGAGGAATACCGTGGACGTTAACAACTGCTACCACTGCACCGGGAGAATCGGCCGGGATCCCGAATTGAAGGCCACCCCCACCGGGACGGCCATCTGCAAGTTCTCCCTGGCCGTGGACCACGGCTGGGGCGACAAGAAGACGACGATGTGGTTCAACTGCACCGTGTTTGGCAAGTCTGCTGAACGGGCCGAGAAGCTTCTGGCCAAAGGCAAGCAGATCCAGGTGGTCGGTTCCCTGAACCTGCGGGAATACGAGAAGGACGGCGTGAAGCGGCAGTCCAATGACATCGATGTGGACGACTTCAAAATGATCGGGCCCAGGGAAGACGCGGCACCGAAGCCTGCCCAAGCAGCATCGACTGGTGGGTACGAGGAAGACGAAACATTGCCATTCTGATGGAGACGACCATGACCAAGACTCGTGACCTGATTGTTTCCGGGACGTTCGTCGCCCCGCCACCGCCCAGCCAGATCCAGGAGTATGCCCAGTGGGCGGCCCTGTTCGGCATCCCGTTCAAGGCCAGAACGCCCCACCAGTTGAAGGAATCTCTGAATCGGGTCAAAGCGGCGGCGCTGGTGGGGGCAGACGATGAGCAAGCCTGACGGGCAACCGCTCTGGACCAACAACGAGGCTGACGACGAATCGGAAGATGACGGGAGAGTCATCGAGGCCAGCGACGAAGTGAACCAGTCCGCAGATGGAGAGGACGACGAATGACTGACAACGTGGAACCACTGAATACCGAACCTCCCGAGCAACCCAGTGATGAGCCGGCGCGGGTTACCGTGAATTATCCGAGCCCTATCTTCCCCGACTTTGACCAGGCCGGGATGCCGTGCCCCACTTGCCACACGAAGGCCCCCCTACCGACCGTGCGCTGCCCCCTGCCGAATGCCACGCCGGTCAACGGCCAAGTCCCATGCGCACAGGTACACAAATCGTGCTGGGACTTGGTAGCCGTGATGCAACACCATGCCACGGTAGCGGCAAAGAAGAACGGCCACAAACTGGCGCTTCCCCCTGCCAAACGTCTTATCCTCCCCCCTGGGATGTGACCCATGATGACCGACCATCAAGTGAAAATGACCAAGCGGGTGGACATCTACCTGACGTGGGACGAGGCCCTGTCAGCCGTGGAACTGCTGGTCAAGTCAGCCAACCCTGAAGATCTTCGGTGGCGTCACGTCGAACGGCTGGGTGCGGCCTTGACGGGAATCCAGAACAAATACGCATCCAGAGGAGAACCCAATGCTGAATAAACTTTTCACCGCCGCCCATACGATGGACCTGGACGAGCGCAAGTCCGTTACCCGATGGGCCGGGGCCGCCGCTGGGATTGCCGTGCTGGTCATCGTAGCCCTGGCCGTGGACGCCGCCAAGACATCCGTGGGGTCCGACTCCGCGTGGTGGGACGCCGTGCTTCAGGCAAGGCTAGTTCTGGTCCGTCTGGTCCTTGCCGCAGCGATCATTGCCATCGGCTACTTCACCAGCCTCGTCCTCTATCACGCCTTTGCCAAGACGGCTATCGGGAGAAGCCTCGTCGTGTTCAAGGAGGACGACACGGACGGAGCCAACATGCACTCTTTCAAAACGTCAAATGGTGGTTTCATCCAGGCCATGCTCTTTGTTGCCTGCATTGGCGGTCTGCTGATTGGAGTTTTGCGGTGATCCGCTACCTGATGTTGTCGGCGCTTTCGGTCGGGGCGGTGCTGCTTGCCGCTCCGGCCAAGCCGGGCCCCGGGGAGATCGTCCCGTGGCAGGGGATCTTCCAGAGGGTAGCAGGGCCCCGATGGGTAGATCGTGCGGCACAGGTCCAGGCAGAGTCCGGGTTCAACGCCTCTGCCCAGTCCTGGATCATCAATAAGCAGGGAGTCCGGGTGCCCTGCGCCTACGGGCCGGCCCAGTTCACAATGCCAACGTGGAAGGTATGGGCCAAACCTCCCACGTCCGATCCGCATGACCCGAGTTACGCCATCCCGGCCCAGCATTCCTATATGTCTTTCCTGGAAGCGAAGTGCGGGGGAGACTTCGATGCGAGCTGCGGCAGTTACAACGCCGGGCTGGGGTCTATTCTGAAGGCCCAGAGACTCGCCAATAGCCTCGGGTTGCCGGGTGAGCAGGGGTGGCTATATCAAGCGCTTCCGCGTGTCACAGGGCCATCCAATGCCCAGCAAACGCAGGGATACGTCAAGCACATCACCCAGAACCGGGCGCACATCCATGCGCTAGGAGGCAGGCCATGACAAATCGTGAAAAGGTAATCACCACCCTCGCCGTGGCATTCGCTTTGCTCCTGGTGTGGGCGCTGGTGCGAGGGCACAACGCATCCGTGGACGCAGCCAAACAGGCCAGCATCGCCACCGCTGCCACCCAGAAGGCCGCACAGTTCGAGGCCCAGAAGGTTGCCGCCGACAAGGACCGGGACGCCGCACAGGCCACGGCAGAGGGCTACAAGGCCGATGCTGAGAACTTCCTAGCGCTGTCCATGGCCAAGGACGCCAGCATTGCCAAACTCCAAGCCAAGATCGCCGCCATGAAACCCCAAGCCCCCGTGGCCAATCCGTCCAGCTTTCCGACCGATGCCAAGGGACTGGCCGCCGCGTTCACCACCGAAGGGTTCCCGCCCAGTGAAGTCGGCCCGACGATGGGGTTTCCGCTGGTCATGGCTCCCCCGATGCTCGGGCTCATTCAGGACGGAAAGCAGTATCCTGAAGCGCTGACCCGGATCGACGCGCTTGGCCAGGAAGTCACGCTGCATGAGCAGAAGGAAACCGATCTGGCGTCCGCAGTGGACAACCAGACCAAGCGGGGGGACTCGCTGGATTCCGCCCTGGCTGACTCCAAGGCTGCCGAGTCGGATTGCGAGCAGGCCGGAGCGCAGAAGGACATCGTAATCGCCGCCGACAAGGCTGAGATCAAGGACGTGAAGAAGCAACGAACCACGTGGGGTGTGATCGGAGCTGTGGTAGGCACGGTGTTCGGCGTCCTCATCCACCTACTGTAGAGGACAATCATGGCTCCTATCTTGTGTATCGACTTCGACGGAGTTCTTCATTCTTATTCCAGCGGGTGGAAGGGTGCCCGGAACATCCCGGACCCCCCGGTGACCGGCGCCATCGAATGGCTGGACTCTCTGGTGGAGGACGGGGAAGCGGTATGGGCCATGGCTCCCCGGTTCCGCGACTTCGATGTGTGCATTTACTCCAGCCGGTCCCGCTACTGGGGCGGCAGGAGCGCCATGCGGAAGTGGCTTCTGAAGTGGGGATTCCCCAAGGACAAGTTGGAAAACATCCGGTTCCCCCTGATGAAGCCCCCAGCGTTTCTCCAGTTGGATGACCGGGCCATGACATTCACGGGAGTATTTCCGAGTGTCCGCGAAATGCTTTCATTCAAACCGTGGCATAAAATCAGAAAATAATTCAACCCAATCTTGACCATGCCAGTATGTGAGAGTATATTCAGTGCAGGACAGGAGGACCGCCTGGGTATCCGCCTCTCCAGTTTAGCCCCGCTAAGCGGCCCCTGACAATGTGAGGTTCAGGGGTTATCGACCCAAGTGCGCTACAATACATCCGGGGGATTCCCCATTGGAGGTTCGATATGACCATCACCCCTGAATTGATCGGGCTCGCAATCCTGGCCCTGCTCGTCGTGTTCGCGGCCGGCGCGGGAAGCGGCACGTTCCTGGGCAATCTCTGGACGAAGGCCAAGGCGTGGGACGCTGCCGAAGCCGCCAAAGCCAAGGCTGAGTTCTCGAAGATCGAAGCTGCCGTTTCCACGGACGCCAAGGTCGTCAAGGCTACCGCCGAGGTTGGCTGGGATGAATTCGCTGGCCTGATCTCCGGATGGAAGACCGAACTCGCTGCCGCAGTTGCCGCCCGGGTCAAGGCCGATGCTGCCGCTACCGCTGCTGCCGCCGCACTCGCCGCTTCCAAAAACACTCCCATCGCCGCGAACCTTGCGGCCACCACAACCACTTCCGCTGCCTCAGCGGACAGTGCTACTTCGGCTTAGGCGACCCCTCCTAAACCTAGACGAAGGGCGGGCGTCATCGGACGCCCGTTTTTTATGCCTGGATATCGGTCCAGGATATGTGAATCTGCACCTTTGGGCCGTCTGTGGCAATTCCGATTTGGTAGCCCTTGGATGTGAAGTGTCGGCAGATTAGGACCACAAGCGCCTTGAATCCGTTACTGAACGCATCCTTGTATTCTGGATCCTCGATCTGCACCAGGACCGAATTCGCACCTTCCTGTTTGGCCTTGGTGATGCCACCCTCGATGGTTGCGTAAATCTGGTCCAGTGCCTTCTGATCTGGGTCAGGCTGCTGAGATGCCACGGCAATGGTGGCTATGGTGATCGCTCTAAGCAGCATGGCGAACCTCGTGGTCAGTCTGGCCAGGGTCGCCAGTGGGTGAATGCTGAGAAGGTGGGGACGGAACGGATGGAGTATCCGGGGCCCAGGGAGAACTGCCGTGGGTCAGGGATGATCTCTCCGTTTCCTGAAAGGATAGCCAATTGGTAGAGCCCCGCACGTGGAACGTGGGGGCTATCTGCGAATGCGGTCCAGGTCACGGGGCGTCCTTCAGGTTGTCGTATTCGTCTCGCATCTTGTCGAACTCGTCCTTGAGTTTATCCCGTTCAGATACCCGGGTCTGCATCATCGCCTTGCGGATTCCCTTGGCGATGGCAGGGAACGCCTTGACCTTCTCCTCGGGCTTCAAGTAGTTCTGGTAGATGTCCACGGCATCCTTGTAAGGCAACTTCCCGATTAGGGAATAGGTAGCCTCACCGATCCCATTCCCCCGCATCGCTTTGCGAGCGGCCGGGGACAGATCATCAAGGGCGTCCTCATTCACGTCTTCGCCATTATCCATGCGTTTTTTGATGTCCCTAGTCTCTGCCTTCTGTTCGGCCAAGTCCTGGCCCTGGGGCAGCTTCACTTTCCCGTATCTGCGGAGAATTTCGTTCTGTCCTTCAGTCAATAGATGGGAAGACTTGGGCTTTTGGACAAATCCGGACTTTGCAGACTCCGCAACCGCCTGACCCCACGTCCCACCCTCTTTCAATACCTTTAATCCAGAGGTGGCGGTGATGGGAAGGAACTTGGAAGCCGCATTCTTAGCTTGGCTGTCGATAGTGTCACCGGCATAGTCCTTCCCCGTTCTGAATTCCTGTGCCTCGTGGTACAAAGGGGAAGCAGCAGAAGACAACTCGTCCGCGAACCCACCACCCTGCCCATGTGCCAGCAGCCCGTTCCAAGACAAATAGTCGTCGTATGCCTCTTTCACGTAGGAAGGGGTGTTTATTCGGTTGGCATTGGCATCACTGGAATCTCCCATGCGAGGGTAGATGAAGTCCTTGGCCCCGGCCTGGCCAGGAACGTCCTCCTTCTTCCTCCCATGGTAGAGCCAGTTCACAGTCCCAAGGGCGGTCGCCGTGGAAACCGTGATTGCCGCCTGACCGAGTGCCCACCCGAGTCGCTGAGTGAACTGGGCATGGGGAGCAAAATCACCTCTGGCCTGGGCCTCTTCAACTTCCTTGGCCAACTGGGCCTCTGTCGGTTTAGTCAAATGGAGTCCACGGGATATTTCCTTGGCCGTCATGGGTACAGCCTTAGCAAGGTCCACTGCCGCACCGTAGATGGCTCGCTTGGACCCCAACTTCCACCCTACAGACCGCAGGCCCAGCATCATGATCTGCTTGAATCTGGAGTTCCATGCCAGGTTTTCGTAGGTCAACTGCCCCATGGTGTTCTCAACCTGATCCCAATTACGGGCCGCGTTGCGGGCGATGTCTGCCGCCTTGGCGTTGTCCGGGATGTATGGGCGTTCCTGCATATACATCGCATGAAAGATGCCCAACTTGGCAGCCGGGACGTAGTGCTCCATGATGGGCTTCATCGCAGCCTCGATGGCAGCAAAAGGCACGTCCTTGATCGTTTTGACCCCAAGATATGTCTTCATGGCCGACGAAACATCGCGGTCTCGCAGCTTCCCCCAAGACTGGCGCATCTGGTCAATCGTGTTATTCACATACTCGGCAGACTGTTTGGTCCTACCTCCAGCCGCCAAGAAATACTCACGGAACTTTTCCCCGCCCAGTTCCTCGGGGATTGGTTTGTTGTTGTCCAGCATGTCCCGCAGGGCCGTCCCCTGTCGGTATACCTGGGCCTGAGCCAGAACCGGGGTCAGGCCAGTCGTGATGTTTTTGATCCCCTTGATGATGTTCCCATGTGCGATGTCCCGGAACCCGATACCAGCCATCGACGCGCCTATCTCGTTAGAAATCACCAGGGCATGGAACGGGGACAGGCCAAGCTCCACCTGGTTCATCGTGTTGTTGAGGAACTTGGGCAATTCGTAGAACGGGTTACCCTGGAACCCGGGCTGAAGGGCGTTGGTGATGATCCTTGCCACATCGGGATCGGCGTAGAAGTGTGTTCCACCATCCCCCTTGACAGGCTTTTTCTCCGAACCGGTTAAGTCCTTCACCGCCTTGTCGGACAGATGGTAGAAGTTGCCCTTTCCCACATAGGCCCGAAGGACACGGGGGTCCAGTTCCACGTAACCGCCTACCTTTGGCTTGTCCTCAAAGATAAGGCCCTCGTTCACCGCATCTTGGATGGCATCGTGGGCGAACACAAACTTTAATTTGTTCGCTGCATCAGCCAATAGGATACGGGCCGGGTTGTTCTCCTGAAACTCCAGTCCCAATTCACGGGCCAAGGCATGAGTCTTTGGGCCACGCCGGGTCATCATGTAACCCAGGTTCCCGTGCAGGCTTGCCACATGTTCAGAAATTCGTGTCTTTGCCGATTCCGGGTTTTTGTAGGCCATGTGGAGATAGTTCTGGATATAGCCTTCCTCTCCTCCACGATTCTTGATCTCGGTCCACAGACCATCCGTGACGATTCCGATAGTTTCGGCGAACTTCCGAAGTTCGGGGTCCTTGATCCGAGCTAATTTATTGGGGTCCTCAACCGCGTCCGTGACCAAGTCCTGCATCTTTCGGCCAAGAGAGTCCAGACGAGACAGAGCCTTGTGGATTGAGTTTCCGATCTCCGAGATACCCACTGCACGGCGGGCCTGATGCTCGCGCATGATGTCGTTCATCCGGAAGGTGTCCTTCGACACGGTGGACGGAGCGACCAACCCACGAATCCTTCTGTTCGCATCCTCCAGCATCTTACCCGGGTGCTGGATGAAGTCTGGAGCATCCGCTTCATGCAGGACATTGGCAATCTCGGACGAAGCCTTCTTCCCAAACCCGTCAAACTTGCTGTAGATTTTGAGCGCAGTTTCCTTGCTGGAAGACCCCATCTTGCCGATCTTGCCCCGCACGAAGTCTGCGATCTCACCAATGGTCGCATCTGGCTCAAGACCCAGTTTGGCCATCAACTTTTCGTAAGCCTGCTGGCCACCAAACAGGTCAGCCGTGGTCCGGATCATCTCCCTGCGGGCCTGCTTCTGAGCTGCCTTGATTTGCTCCTCTGTCGGGTCAACGTCGCCATTCAGGATGCCGTTGATCCGGTACATTTTGGTTCGGACCATCGGGTCCTTTTCGATAGCCTTGACTAGTTCCTTCCGCTTGCTGGTGGTTTCCTGGTCAACCTTTGGCTTTGGCTTGGTGACGTTATCTGGTTCCTTGGCCAGTTCTTCCTTGATTCCTTTTGGGGCTTCATTGGCCGCGTGGATGGCCCGTTCAATCAGTTTACGAGTCGTTCCAGTGCTGGTTTCTACCTCGTAGACGCCAGGGGCAATCTCTCGCTTGACAGTCCCAACCTTCGCCTTACCCTGCTCCGTGTAGGCAACCTTCTGGTTGGCCTTGAACTTCCCACCGGGCTCTTTCTCTTCTCCTTCCAACGCTTGGGTCGCCTCTTTGGCCGGTTTGGGGAGAGCATCCTTAACCCGGGCCAGAACATCTTTGCGCTCGGCATCATCCAACGGGCGGTAGAGTGGTCCCTTGGGCAGTGGGACCTCGTCCTTGGCCGCCATCTTCGGTGGCTCGATGGTGATGCCTGCCGCCTTGACTTCTTCAGGGGTGATCCCAGTTTCCTTGAACAACCGCTTGGCATCCCGACCACTGGCATCACCTTCCGCGATGTTCTTCAGCGCACCGATGGCACGGGCGGTCTGCGAGTCCTTGGCTTCAATCACTTTGACCGGGATGTCCTTGCCTGCTTCAATGGCCCCTGGGAGGCTGTGGTGTCCATCCACCACGACCAGCTTGCCATCCTCGTCCACCCAACCAAGATAGTCTCCGCTCTTCTTGGCCAAGGTGGGGTCGGGTTCCTTCGTATCTCGGAACTGGAGGCGGTCAGGGTCCAGGGTCATCTTCTCCGGGGGGACCATGTAGGTACCCCCTCTCTTTTTTAGGGAATCCAGGTCAATCAGTTCTTTCTCCGCTTGCTCGAAAATCTCAGGATGCGTCTCGCGCAGACGGGCATTCATCGCCTTACCGTCTGGTGTCTGATCGGTAGATCCCCGATAGGGACCATAGCGACTGTGGGCCTCCACGTAAAGCTGTTCGGCCACGCCCTGGCGGCGGTTTTTCGGGTCCACCTCTACCTTGCGGACCTCGAAGCCATCCGGTTTCTTCGTCACCCACAGTTTGCCAATGTCGTTCCCCTTGGCATCCTTGGCAACCATCATCTCGTCGTCCGGTCCCATGAGCGAACCCTGGCGGACCCCCTTGTAGGAAGTCTGATCAACGATCTTGACCGGCGTCTTCGCTACTTTTTCTTCTTTTTGGGAGGTTTCTTCTTTCCGGGGAGTTTCTTCCCCTTGCTGGCCTTGTCCCATTCCTTCACGACCTTCGGGGAGATTTCCCCCCTCGCTTCCTTCACGTGGAACAGTCGTTGCTGGGCCTTGCTCTTGTAGGGCATCTTGCACCTCCTGCTTGGGCGTTTTCGCCGCGTCTACAACCTTGAGTGCATCCTTGACGTTCTCTGCTCCGGTAACGGCTTTCTTCCCTGTGAATGGGGTATTTGCCTTCTCTGCATAGGCTACAGCCTGCATCCGGGTGAACAGGTCATTGACCAGACTCTTATTCCCCTTGGCGTAGACATCGGCAAGCTTCGGTGCGATATCGGCATGGGCGTCTTCAGGAGACGCATATTCGCTGGCGATACGCTTCCCGCGCACCGCCAACTTGGCTTCGGGGATGAACCCGGCCAACTCGTAGCCGAGCATGGTCTTCACTGAATTCAGCAGGGATGAGCCGACTTCCTCTGGCCTCATATCCTTGTCCAGGATGTATTTGTCCACGGCCAGATCGGCAGCACCGAAGCCTAGCCCCATCTTGGTCCCATTCGCAACCTTGGCCAATGCCATCTTAACCAGCGAGTCGTAAGCCTTCTCTCCGTTCCCACCGGAAAGGTGCATGAGTGTTGCCGCCGTAAGGGTGGAGACGCCTCCAGCCGCCAGGGCCTTCCCAAGCGGCTTGTTCTCATCCAAAGCCTGGGCCGTCTTGTCAATGCCGCCTTCAGCCGCAAAGTAGGGAAGAGCAGCGGGCCCAAGGGCGGTAGCCTTGAGGACACCACTGCCAATATCACCCAACGCGCTGGCTCCCTGTCCAAGCGGAGTGTCCTTGCTCACCCCCAGTTTGCTCTTGAGGATATCGTCTTCCTGCTGACGCCACTTGCGATTGTAGTTCACTACGTCTTCGCTCATCTCTTTGAGCGGGACGACCTTCTCAGCGGCAGTGGTTCCAAGCGCAAGGCCCGGGAACGAGTGAGACACCAGCCTCGCAAATTCAGGGTGGTCCTTCGACACGCGGGCCATGATCTTCCCAGCGTTTCCCACCGTTTCTGCGGTCCCGTGAATGATCGACTGGGCCGCAGATACGGGGGCCCTGAGCAGATCCCTGGCGTCTCCCTCTTTGGCATAGGCACTGGCGGGAGGTTTGACTTCGGGTGCGCCAAGGTCAGCACCCTGATTCAGATCAAACGGGGTAGGTTTCTGCTTGGGTTGTGGCTTCGCCGGCTGGTTCTGCCGCATGATGTCCGGGACGACATGCTGTCCCCCCAGGCTAGGCTGAAACGGGTTACGAGGCTTAGGGGCAGGTGATTCGGCATCGTCCACAAACTCAGGAACCCCCTTCGCACGGGGAGGCGCTTCAGCATCGTCTACAAACTGGGGGTTCGCCATGGTCTACGCCTCGGGGCCCTTGCTGTGGTATTTCCCATCAGACCAGAGATAGTAATCCTTGCCATCCTTTTGGAGTTTGGCAGGTTGGCCGCTCTTGGGCTGGGGCTTCGATGCTGCTACTGGTTTGGCCGTGGGGGACTGGCCGGAACCGGGGCGGTTGGCCCCAACGTCCTGTGCGTTCTGAGCGTCAATAGTTGCCCTGACCTTGTCTGGCATCCGAAGGTAAAGAGCCGTGGCCGACTTTTTATCTGTCTTCATCGTAGAGTTGTAAATATCCAGCATCCGAGATGGGGTCATTTTGCGCTCGTCGTATCCCCCAGCCGGGTCCACATAGGGTTTCAGGATGCTATCGACTCTCTTTTCCGCCCTGGTGGACTCCATGTCGTCTTCTTTTAGTTTGTCGAGATCGGTCTTATCTCCATGCTCAATGAAACTAGCTTCGGCCTTGGTAGCCGCAGCGTCGTCCTCGCCCATGTGCCGATGCAGCATATAGACTCTCTGGGCCATGTCGGCCTTGGGGTCTCGCTGCGCTCTGAGGGTAGCCAACTGGACCCTGTTCTGCTCTTTCATCCTCTCAATTTCTATGGCCGAGTCCCGTTTCTTGGACATGAGATTTTCAGCGTTCTTAGTGTCGCTTCTCCATGCCTTCATCACGTCCGCCTGGGTAGCGATCCCCTGTTTGTATGCAGCCCAGATCAGTGGGGTTTCGATTATCATCTGCTGCCCATCCGGGAGGACAAGCGTATTGCCTTCTTTGCGTGCCCCTTGCCCAAAAGCATTCCCGAGACCTTCACCAGAGAACCATTTCTCCATCCCATCGATGGCCCTTTGCTTCTGATAGGATTCAGCCTTCCCCTTGTTGTAGTCGTTCAAGTCCTGCTGCAGCGCGTCAAACTTTGGCTTGTTGAGGCGGTAATAGGCTGCGTACAGGCGCTGCTTCCTAGCTGGGTCATCCCCTGCCAGCGCATCGACCTTGGCCAAATCCGCATCCACCTGTTTCTGGGCCTTCTCATACTTACCGTTCAGGTCCTTCAAAGCTGGGTCAGACGGTTCCCACCCCGCAGGGGGAGCGGTTGGTGCCGGACCGCTCTGCGGGATAGAAGATCCAGTATTCTGGGCGGCAGGAGCACCTCCCTGCCTTGCTGCCACAGCCTGCGCCAAACCTCCCTGAGTGGGTGTAGAAGCAGCCGAGGGGGATTGAGTGGACCCCTGTTGCGACGGAGTTGTCTGACCTTGTGCGGCCGCTGCCGGATTCTGTAGGTTCTGCCAATGCTGGTCAACCTGGTAGATCGGATGGATATTCGGGTCCCTGAGATTAGCAACATTCCCGGCGTCCGTGATGTCCTGGACTGCCTTGGTGTCCTGCTGCTCGTTCCACAGTTGGTCCTGGCGATCTGTGACTCGCTTCTCTTTCTTGGCCTCGATATAGCCAGAGACACCACCAGTGATGGCCTCTCCGATCCCACCCAGCGCCGACGCCACATCGCCCATACCAGCCATGATCCCCTCCTAGAACCAATCACCCGTGCCCGAAGCCGTAGTCGCAAGGTTCTGCTGCGTCTGATCTTCAAATGTACCAGTCTGCTGTTGCTTCGGTTGCTGACCAGTCTGCTGTTGCTCCGCTTGCTGTCTAGACACATACAGTTTAGCCAGATTACCGAGACCCTGTGCCGCTTGGCCATAGGCGCTAGTGGAAGTCTGCTTGTCCTGGTTTGACCACTGACCCTGAGCATTACCCATCTGGGTATTCGCACCCGTGGCGAGTTGCGCCCAACCGGGAGTTTGTTTGAGCGCCTGGGCCGTCTGCAGAGTGCCCTGGCGCTTCGCCACGGCATCCTGGAGGCTGATACCAGCCAACCCTTCGTCGGTGTTGAACGAGGTAGTCAGAGCCCGTGCGCCGGCCACCCCTTGTCCTGTCATCCCAGCATTACCCTGGATGTCCCGCTGGGTCTGTGCCGAGTTAGCCTTGAACCGATCTGTGGCAATCTGTGCTTCTGGGGTCAGATTCTTGGACTGGTATTCTCCCAGAAGGTTCTGCTCCGCAGCAGTAGCGGGGGCCTCCTGCTGTTTCACTTCCTGAGCAACCTGTTGGTTCCTTTGATATGCCTGTTCGGCAGCGGCACGCTCCCGCTTGGCAGCGTTCCCACTACTGATCCCGGAATAAATGCTGGCCCCAAGCCCGACTACGGCTATCGCTGCTGACATGGCAGCACCCCCTTGAGTAGTTCCCCGGTTTCAAAATCCAATGTGCGCTGCGGCTCATCCTCGAACAACTCCCTTTCGATTTCCTTGAGGTCCGTCGAATGGGTGTGGTGGATTGTGCTGTAGAACGTGTCCTCATGCGCGAAGGCATACGGCTTCACCCCAGCCTTAGAAGTGAAACCATTAGGCCCGGTGAACCGTTGAAGCCCGTTCTCGGTCAGGATCGAAATGTCACCCCAGTAGACCACCTGGAAGTCATCTTGCTTGTGGACCCGGCCGGTTAGGGCATACCCCTTCTTGAGCATGATTTCCCGGACGTATAGGCCATGAGCAAACTTGTGGACCACCGGGACTAGAACCTGTTCCCGCCCAAGGATCGCTTCCTCAAGGGTGTAGACAAACGAGCGCAGCAGATCAGGCGTAGCCTCGACTACGCCCCAGCCACTCGCGCCCATCTGATGGGTAATCATTCTTCGTCTCCTACCGCATCCCAGTCGATGTAGAAATACCGCCACCATGCCAGACCGATGATCTGGAGCCTTAGCCCATAACCCGATGTCCCATTGGGCAGGTGGAAGATGGAAGCCTGATTCGGGTCCTCAGCCAGGGTCACGTAGCCACGAGCAACTTCCGTTGCATCCACCAACGCCCGGATGAACAACTTCCCACCACCACCGAATCGGACGCCGTAGAACCGGCGCAGTACGGACGGATCCCCAATGACCCCATTCGGCCCTGGATAGATCAGGTCAGTGTCTACAAACGGGAGCAACTGCCGATGCGGGTCCTCATTGAATGTTGCGTAGGCCAGAGTCGTCGTTGTGCTAGGCGGACTCATCCGCTGGAACGAGGTCCCAGCGGTCAAGTAGTCCGGATAGGCATCAACGAGCTTCATGGGCTAGCTTTCGGTGAACTCGCAGGAGAAGGACATACTGGCAGCACCGGCCGATCCGTTAAATACGATCAGAGCAATCCCGGCCCCGGATGTCATTGCCACGCAGAGTCCGGTTCCGACCGCAGCCCCCGTAGCCTGGAATCGGGTTCCAACAGCCACATAACCAGACGCCCCTGCTGCGATCCACTGGGCCGGAGTAGTAGTCCCCATGGATGCGATTGAATAGGTCACGCCAGCACTCAGAGCCGTAGCCAGGACCAACGGCGTAACCGTTCCGGTTCCGGTCCCTGCTCCACTGGCTTGGAAGATCGAACCCACAACAGGATTGGCAAGCCCGCCTGTCGCGTAGGTGTTCCAAACGGTGTTCCCGAGAGACGCGATCATGTAGTAGTTCGTCCCCGTCATGGCCGATGCCGCAAGCGGGGCGACAAGCCCAGGATCGATAGTGGGAGGCTGAACCTGGCCATTGTTCGTGAGATCAAGGATTGCAGCACCGAAGGCTCCGATTGCAGCCGGAGTCCAAATCACGAAAGAGCCCAACACCACGCCAAGTGCCCCGGCCGTGGCCCCTGCAACCCGGATAGTCCCGCTGAAAGCAGGGTTGTTCGGATCACGGGGAGGGGCAGTTCCAGTAGTCCCGGAACCGACCGTGGTTTGCTGGTAGATGGCAATCGTCGTCAACTGGGCGGTCGTCATCATCCCAGGATTCCAGAGGAAAAGTCTCTGGAGCTGTAGTTTCTTGGAAGGTCCGGCCTCGATAATCCCCAGAACGTAATTGGCAGAAGCGGCCGCCACTGCGTTGTTGGAATACCGGTAGGTAGTCTTAGGCATGGTCCGCCTCCTTTGCGCTCAATTTGTTGAGGATCTTTTCACAACTCGCCCTTTCGGGTTCCATTCCGAGCGCCTTGTAGGCCTTCAACATGAGGGCGTAAGGCCCAGCGGTCAAACCGAACGTATTCCGATAGCCGATTCGGGGACGGATCAGATGCTCACCGTCATTGGTCCCGTTCGCTACGGCCATCCTAGCCCAGTAGACAGCCTTGTCGGGCTGACCGCCAGAGAAGGCAATCTCTCCGGCCAGCCATGCCAATTCAGCCATGGCGGGATAGCGGGCCAGACCACTCGCGCATGTCTCGATGGCATCAAATGGTTGCTGTTGTTCTGCCTGGATAGTCGCGGCCCGGAAGCAGGCCCAGGCTGACTCCTCATCCCAACCCCGCAGGTCAGCGCAGGTTCGGAAGGCATCCAGGGCATCGTCCAGCCGGCCCAAGGTCGTCAGGGTATCCCCCAGGTAATACCACCACCGGGGGTTCCCCGGTTCATCCTGGGTGCTCTTGGTGAGGGCATCCACGATGGAAGCCGCCTTCTTCTGGGCCAGCTCCTCAGACTTGGGTAGTTCCGAAAAACACACCCCATTCATGTAAACCTGTGGCGTGTTCACGGGAGGAACGCATTCGTGAACATAGCCGATGAACTTGTCCAGAGCTGGCAGCTTGAAGAACCGTTCCTTGCAATACATCCCAGAGTCATGGGGCACCAGGACAGTCCCGGCCCCAAGTTCCGCCAGCGCACCCTTGATGTCTACCCCATCGAAATGCATCCGCTCATCGGTGTCCAGGGTACAGGCCCAGTCAGCGCCCATCTCGGCCGCAGCATCCAGCCCGAAATTCCGGGGGCTGGGAACCTCCTCGTATTTCACGACTCGGAGTTTGTCGCCGACGATCTCCCGTGCCACCTGCACAGTGTTGTCGGTAATCCCAAGGTCTACCAGGATGCAAAGGTCCGCAAACCCCACCACGCTCCTCAGGGCATCGCCAATGATGCCCTCTCGGTTGGAAGTCATTGTGATCGTGGCCAGGATCATTGGTCCCTCAGATAGTTGGGGGGATTGCTCCCCCCGGGGTCCTACCGATTCATCAGGGTGACGCCACGGAGGGTGCCACCAACGCTAGCGAGGCCGGTGACGGTCCCATTCAGGACACGGAAGGTATCGTAGGCTGCGTAGTTGGAAGAAGCGGAACTCTCCCAGCTATTAGCCGGGGCGGCAGTGGTCAGAGCCAGAGCGCTGGAAATGTTAACCCAGTTCTGGCCGCCATCAAGGCTCCCCTGGACATAGGCGTTGGCCACACTGCCGGTGTCAGCGGAGAACTGCTGGATCACCACCGTCTGGACCAACTCAGTAACCGACTCGGGGAACGAGGCAACGGCGGAAACCTGGTTCCGGAAGTGCCGGCCCTCGGTCATGCTGATGCCACCCGGGATGTTGATCGGGACCACATTGTCCAGGTAGTAGTTGCTCGCGCCGCCCGGGGTGCCGGTGCCGTCACAGCCGACGATGTGGGTCCCCGCCGGAACGCCAGGGGCGTTGAGCAGCAGGGAGTCCATCGACAGCATCACGGTCCCGGTGCCGATGCCGGCCACGGTAGCGGTGAACTGCTGGCCAACCGAGTTGGACGGGGAGCCGCACAGCAGGAAGTTGGTGGTCCCGAGTGTCTGGATGATGTAGGTCAGGCCGGCGACCATGGCGGTAGCGGCGATAGGCGCGGTGGGCGGCGTATACTGGATGTTGTTGCCGCCCGTGGTAACGGACGAAACGACCAGCACGGAGCCCTGGTTCCCGTAGCCAGTGGAGGTGTTGGCATACAGGGTGGAACCGGCGCCCGTCTGAGCCTTGTTCTGGATGGTCCCGACGAACACGAGGTTCGAAAACGGGAACTTGAAGATATGGGTCTTGGCCATGGTGTTCTCCTAGAGGAAGTAGTGGGTTGGTTGCCGAATTACAGAGGCCAAGTGGCGTGGCAAGGGCATCACTTGGGGTGACAACTATGGGCGTCCTGACATTCACGAAAAACTCTCCAGATCTCCTTCTGATCTTGACGGTAGACATCGGCCGCCACGAAGTCTGAGTAGTTAGAGGCCAGGGCAACCTTCATCTCCGTCAGGGCGGTGGTGTTCTTCTCCAGGTTGTTCGTCATCACTTCTACCGCCGTCTTGAATTCGCTTCTGGTTTCCCTATTTTCCGTAGTAAAATTGTCAACTATCCTAGCTAGGGAGTTTCGAAATTCGGCCTTGTCCTCGTCTCGCTTTGCCTCGATCTTGTCAATTCTGGCGTCTTGACCACCCTTGAGAACAGTTAGAAGGTAACCTATGACGGCCAGAGATCCGACCACTAGCCCCCTCATCAGCCAAACCTCGAAGTCAGATGACATCCGGCCCTCCACCCGTCATTTTAGCATAAGCCACTTAGAACCTCATGAATTGACAAGCGGTGCCAATGCCAAACCGACGATAGTCAGTGCATCCGTCTTTATCTGTCGGGATCACCTTCCAGCCAAACCACACTCCCCATGACCTACATTGCCAACGGAACCCAACATATGGACCTGCCCAGCAGACGAACCATCCAGGAACGCCATCGGCAGGGATAGCAGCAACGTTACCGACCCAGTGGACATTCTTGGACGGAAGGGTCGAAACGATGGGCCAGAACCTCATGTTGCAGACCGGATTCCGCACGAACCAGGAATAGCGGGAGCCGCCCTGAGCTGCCCACCACGCCGGGAGCAGACCGTCCTCCCAGTTCCCCCAGATAGCCTGCGCCCATGGCCAACAGAAGACCTCGATCTGCTGGTCGGCGTTGACCCTGGATTCGGCCTTGACAACGGGAGCCCACTTGAGCAGCAGCGGCAGCAGCGCGAGGCCCAGCAGAAACAGTGGGGCAAAGACGACCATCTCCACCAGGAGCCATGAGATGAGGCCACAGGGAAGGACCCACGATAAATTGAATTTACCTTTCATAATGTTTCCTATGGCTTGGTGAGTGGGAATGCGCTAACGGTGATTGGGTCGTGTGGTGATAGTTCTGCAAGTGTAAGTGTCATTATTTCTTATCCTATTAAACTAGAAAAATCGTGCCAGAAAAGTTTGTGGCTGTATTGTTAGAAAAAGTTGGCAACAGAATGACGCTATTACCATTACCCGTATACGCATTGCCATCTACTATATAACCAGCAATAATAAGTGGAAGAAGTGTTGTCCTGGCTGATGAAAATGGCATTGATAGGCTGGTGGACCCCATTGTTGATGTCATTGCCGTGCCATTAATTTGAACAGAGATATCTACCGTATTCCCATGCTTTGCATAATGAGCGTTATAGGTAATACCTGTTCCGCCAAGTGCTGTAGCAACTGGCGTCCATGACCCATCAACAGTGTTATTACTTATTCTCTGCCATGTGGTTCCGTCAGATTTAAACTCGGCACATTCTCCAGGAATCATGAGGTAGGTAGTAGCCCCACCATCAAGTGTTCCTGTTACGGTCACGTTATAGGTAGAGCTTGAGTCAATCCTGACCCCAACAATCTTTCCAGCACTTGCCAGGACTGGAGGCAGAGTCAAAGCATATGCCGCACTTGTCGCATAGCATCTATTCCACTGTGCGGTTGATGCTGTTGCCGCTGCTGAGATGGTTAGCTCTGGGTTGGCAAGATTGCTCAATCTATCGTAATTAGAGATGACCCCTGACTGGGTTGTCAATACATCAATGAAACCACTAACAGGGATTGCCCATGTGCCTAAAGGGTAACGGTTAGCCCCATTCGCTATTTTCACCGTTACTGATGATATAGAGGTATCTTGGTTATATACCCTAATAAAATCAACCTGGCGTTCATCGGACGTAGGGGCCGAAACAATTGTTACCTCCGTTGTCCCGTTAAGGATCCCCTTACTTGAACTTGTAACATTTGCAACGGCGTCTACCCACGACGAAGCAAATGATGGGTTGGTCGTGGTCGGAGCGCCAGACATGACGGCAACAATAGAATCACCCGAACCGAGCACTACCACATTGCTCATAGCCCCCTCCTCAACTGCCAAAGCAGAATGCTGCCACCACCAGCAGGTCCAGTAGCTCCCGTCGCCCCGGTAGGTCCTATGGGACCGGTAAGCCCAACCGCCCCTGTCGCTCCCGTAAGCCCAATTGGACCAGTAACACCGATTGGCCCAGTAGCTCCGGTCGCTCCTCGTGGGATGGTAAAATTGAATACAGCAGCAGATGAAGTCCCCGAATTTGTTATGATGACGCTGGTTTCTGGGAGGCCAGTCGTAACCGTTCCAACGGCAATCGTAGCCGCCGTTCCCGATGCCCCAGTTGCACCTGTAGCACCGGATGGGCCGGTTGGTCCTGTCAACCCCGTGCTACCCGTAGGCCCCGTCGCTCCGGTAGCGCCAACCGATCCGGTTGCTCCCGCAGGTCCGGTGGGACCAGTTGGACCCTGCGGTCCCGTAGCACCGGTCAGTCCAGTAGGCCCTTGAGGACCTGTAGCGCCAGTGAGACCGATAGGACCCTGTGGACCTGTTGGCCCTGTGGGGCCGGTCGGTCCGGTCGGCCCAGTTGTCCCTCCACCACCGCCAGAAGGCCCGGTTGGGCCCATTGGCCCAGTCGGCCCCGTTGCGCCTGTGGCACCCGTATCTCCCGTATCTCCCGTAGCCCCGGTAGGTCCAGTGGCCCCAGTGAACCCCATGGGTATCGTGAAGTCGAACACGGCCGCGTAGTCGGTTCCGGAATTACTAACCGCAGCAGATGTCCCAGGAAGGCCAGTGGTCACAGTCCCAATCTCGATGGTGGCCGCCGTCCCCTTGGTCCCCTGGACCCCCGCTGATCCAGCAGAACCGGCTGCTGATCCAGAAATGCTAGAAGTGGTGGTGGATGTTACCGTCCCTACATGCTTCTCCGTGCTTTGCGCTAGTTGTTGGAAGGCAATGCGCAGCGACTCGACCGAGTTGTCGGGGGGCACGGGGAACGGGATATGCGAATCGGCCATGGTTTAGCCCAGCTCGGTTACCACTATATTCTGAACGCCTACCGACACAGAGGAATTCGCGCTCAGGGTGGCCTGGAGATCGATAGCCCCGCTGGTCAGGGTGCTGATGGCCGTAGTGCTTGCCGTCTCTGGGGTAGCCCCCGCAAACACAACCCCGGATGCGTTGGAGCCCCAGTAAGACAGGCTCCAGGAGAAGGCACCGGAAGCCCCAGCGGCGGAACAACTGATGATCAGTTCCACCTTCAGACTGGTCGTCGCACCGGCCGCCAGGGTCGCCCCGGAAGCGAGCGTCCCGAGAGAAACCCCGTTGAACAAAGGCTTAAACGTCAAGGTTGCAGCCGAAGTGGTGGGAATAGTCAGCCAGAGTTCCACCTTAACGGACTTCTCCGCCACGAAGAAGTTGGCCGGCAAGGTCAGAGAACCCAGAGATACGTTCCCGGACAAGACAGAGTAGTAGGTAGTTGCCGTGGTGAACGTCACGATGGTCCCTACCCCAGACCCTTTGGCGATTACTCCGGTCTCGTAGATCGTAACCGGAGTCCCGCTCGCGCCTTCAGACGAACAAAGAACCTGCTGGGTTGGGTCAACCCACGTATCCCCTCTCGTTGGGCTTGCATTGGTCGTCGGAGTGAATGTGAGTTTGGTAGCCGCAGACACAGACCCAGTCGCCCCAGTCGCGCCGTTGGTCCCATTGGTCCCATTAGTACCTGCCGGGCCAGTCGGCCCCACTGGGCCCGTCGCCCCAGTAAGCCCAATAGGCCCTCTCTGGAAATAGGGGAGAGACGCCCAAGCGGTGGCTCCGTCACCGAGCTTTGCCAGCCCGGTATCGGTTTCGACCCCCCATTCCGCCATTGCCAGAACCGGATTGACCGAAGTCCACAAGGCGGCTGTCCCACGACGCCACTGAGTCTGTGTAAATGTCATGACACGCCTCCAAGGTCCAAAAGGTTCCCACGGAAATTAACCCCAGGGGTTCCAGCATCAAGGGGTTCTCCCCAGACGGTCGTGTCAGGTGCCCCACCATCGATTGGGCCCTGCACAAACAGCGGGCAGTTCAGGATCATGTGGACCCGTTCAAGCTCGTCCACAAATGCGTCCATTGGTTTGACCCCAATGACCGTGATCGGGTAGCCAGGGGCCCCAAAATCGATACAGAGCATGGTCTGAGCCGCGAATTCAGGGTAGTCCCCACCCCAATACAGGTAGTATTTACCGTATTTGATAAAGGATCGGAGTCCGTCCTGCTGGGTGAAGCGGGAAACCATATAGGGCATGAGGTCCCGAGGCGTCACGCCAGGCAAATCAGCTCCCCGAAGGCGCTCATAGGCCGCATTCTGGAGGGGGGGGACCAGGAATTGGCCAGGGTCGGAGGTCCCAAGGTAGCGGGAATTAGCCAGCCAGAAGTCTCCAGGGATTTGGAGGTCAGTCAGGCACTCGGATTCCTGCCCGTTGAACCGCATAATCCCCTGGTCCGACAAATACAGGATCCGGTTGTTCAACATCTGGACGCTACCGCCTGCACGGCACGGTGCAGCCTTGGTAGGGGACCAGATCAGGTTCGTGGGGTCAGATCCATCTGCCCGGTAGACCCCAGACTCACAAAAAACGCAGAGCGCCTGGTTGAAAGATGCCAGGGCCAAGACCCGGTAGTCAAAATCCTTGTAGAACTCGGGGACCCAGGCATCCATGTTGTTCAACGGAGTCCAGACAACCCGGTTGCTCCCAGGATCGAACGCGAACCCCATACTGTTGTGCTGGCACAGCCCAGAAAGGCCGAATTGGGCCGGCTCGTAGACCACATCCACTCCGTTGTAGGTGAACAGGGTCGGTAGGACCGCGCCGAGTCCCTGGTCTGGGATCGCGTCCAGGAATGTCAGTTCATCCATCGTGAGTTGTTTGCAGAGTTGGAAGCTGGTGGTCCCGCCTGCCCGGTAGATGTTCCGGTAAACCAAATAGTCGTTGAACGGGACAAATTGCAAGGCAGTAGTAGAGACCCCGCCGACTCCAGGCTGGTATGTCGTCCCCAGGCTACCCGTCACGCCAGAAATAGAGGCGTTCAAGAGGAAGGCATTGGATGGAGTCGCCAGGACCGTATGCGCCTCTTGGAGGGTGATGCTGTTCACCACCATGTCGAAGTAGATAACGTCCCCAATGATTGGGCAAGGGGTGACTGTCCCGGTCCCTGATCCCGCGCCAGTGGCATAGAAGGTTGTTCCTACCGTGTTGCTGGGCGCTCCGATGGCAGTGAAGTCTGTTGTCCCAATAGAGCAGATCATGTAATCAGTGTTAGCCACGGTAGCACTTGCCGTGGTCGTCCCGGTGGTCGAGGCCCCACCCGTGGCCAAGACAATAGCCGTTACGGCCAGGCTGGCGAAGTGGGAGGTGGCCAGCCCAGAACCGGACCCTGCCCCTGTGGCCACAAAGAATGTTCCCACGTTGCTGTTCGCCGCGCCGACTGTTGTGAAGTCGGTCGTGCCAGCGGAAACGATCTGGTATGTCGCCCCAGCGACCAGGTATGCCGCAAGAACGCTGAAGTTGGTGTCGGACGGGATCGACTTACCATCAACGAAGAACTGATTGACGTTGTTAGGGTCACCCAACGCCTGGATGAGTTGACTGTTCCATCCGGTATCGGTGAATCCCGTGAATAGCACCTTCTCATTGTTGAATGAATTAGGGACTGCCGTCTGCATGGCAATAGTCCCAGCCTGCGCATTGTAGTTGAACGATGCAATGCCTACCTGGGGAACCGCATACGCATTCACTCCCGACAACCCGGATCCAGGGCATACGAAATCCTCGCCCATGAGCAGGTAGCAGGTATTCAACATCGGGGCCGGGGCCAAGTCGGCGATGCTGGGAGAAACGATCTGGATCTCAGCCGGCGTGTTCTGGGTGTAGGTCGCCGTTCCCGTCCCATACCCTGGGCCAGTAGCCGTGAATACCACCCCCGCCGTGTTGCTAGACGCTCCGATGGCGACGAAGTTGGTTGTTCCGACCGAGAGAATCGTATAGGTGGTGCCAGTAACGAAGCTCCCGGCCAGAGTTGTCACGGTATCTGAGAACGGATTGGGTGACAGGCCAGTGAAGAAAATGTGCTGGCCGTTATAGAAATTGTGGTTGGATGCGAACGTGACCAGAACCCGGTTGGTCCCGGTTTCCAGGGCGATGGACTCCACTCCGATGGTATTGGTGGCACCCCCATCTGACGAATACCCGAGCAGGCCAGTGACACTTCGCAGGTTGAAAGGTACGGTCCAGGTAATAGTGTTGTCGGATTGCAAGATCCCTTCAGCCCATGGGGACACCGTGACCTGCCTGGACGACTTGGCAAAGACAGACGGGGAGGGGGATGACGGCCCACTTTCATCCACGACACCGTTCACGTCCCGGGTGTAGGTAGTGCAATACTCGTAACTCACCGACTGATCGTAGTCTGAGGCCAGTTCACCACTTGCGGTGAGGGCATTGGGGTAGGAATAGGACGTGACCCGAGGCATCAAGGTTGCCAGGAGTTTTTCGTCCCCGCCGACTACCCCCATGAACAAGAGAATCTGGGTAGCAGGGGTATCCATGACGGGGTTATTCCACGACAGAGTTACCAGCGACCCATCCGTGGAGATCGTCGGTTGGACGATTCCACTAGGGGGGAGCACTCCGAAAGCCGTTTGGTAGGCCAATCGGAATGTCACTTCCGTCCCCTTGGCCAGGGAACCACCAGTTGATACGGTGGCCATGATGTTCTGAGGAGATACATCGGTCCCAGCGTAAACCCCGGGCGGGACATCGGGGCGGACCGTCCCGAGCGGGACGATTGTCCCGTCGATCATTTTCATCGGGTTCCCGCCATATTCAGTCCAGTAGATCCGCTCCCGATTGTCCTCATACTCGGCCGCATAGGACCGCCGAGCTGCGCTGAAAAGAAGACGCTGCCGGTAGGAGAACACCTGGACCGAATCGGCGGGGACCGTAATGTTCGGATTGAGAAGCGGCATCTGGTAGGGGACTGCCTTGCCCCCACGAACGTCCAGATTCTCCATGTAGGCTACGTGCTTGCCATCAGAGAAAGCAGTGTCCACGACCGCGCTGATGCCGCCCGCAACACTGACCTTGAATGATTTCGGCATAGCCTACCTCACAGCAAGAGACCAGTAGCGGATGACGAGGGCTCCAACGCTGCCCCAATCGGTCTGGTTCCAGACAAGGGACCTGGACCCAGGAGACGACTCCTCAATACGCGTCCAACCGCTTGATGTCCCGGTCCCAGACCACCCGTTAGCCGCCCACCCATAACCAAGTTCCTGGTCAGGGGTTGCCACGGCACCGTCCGATTTAAAGGTCGCGTAGGGGATGGTGAAGAAAGATGTCCCAGTGTTCGACGTGATGTCTGAGTACTGCGCCTGGAACGTGCTGCACAGGAAGGCGATATCCGAAGCCGTGGTGCTCTGCTGGAATTGGCTCAGGAACTGCTGCCTTACCTGAGTACTGATCTGGTCGTAGAGGTCCTTTTGGAGGTTCGACAGGTCTATCTGGAGCGCTACGGGGAATCCATCCTGGTCAATCGTTCCCAGGAAATTCGGGCTGTCCAGGGGCGGGAGGTTTGGGGCATCCAATAGGGGCCCAGTCATCGTGTCCCCGGACACCATGACGGCACCACCCATGTTGTTGTTCACGTTCCCGAACGCCGTCCAAACGGTATTGGTCGTGTCTCGATAATACATCTCACCAGAGGTAGGCTGGATCCACTGCTGGCAGGCAATGACGCCAGTCGTAGGCTCCGAATCACCTATCCAAGTGTTTCCAGATAAAGTAGTTGCCGCCATGGTTCACCTCTCTCTTCTTGACATAAATGGTAACAACTCTATACTGGTGATGTCTGGATGGAACCTAGGCTGAACACCAATTTCTCGCCTTCGCTCACCCTCTTGCTGATGCCTTCGGGATCAGGTTCCACTGGAGGGTGGGCGGAACCTTGGAGAGCGCTATGAACATGAAGAAAGGAGAAACCCACAACAACCTTTTTTGGGCGAAGGTGGATAGGAATGGACCTATCCCAGAAGCTTGCCCAGAACTGGGACCATGCTGGGTATGGAAGGCCAGTGGCGTTAAAGGATACGGTAGGGTCAAAGTCAACGGGAAGATGGTATTCGCCCATCGGTATGCCTACATGTCCATGGTCGGGCCTATCGAACATGAGCTGGATCATCTTTGCCATAACCACGCATGTGTTAACCCGAAACATCTTCGCCCAGCGACACGCCAAGAAAACGGTAAAAACCAAAACATCAATCAGCGCAACACAAGCGGCTTTAAAGGGGTTTCCTACAATGTCCAAAGGGGCAAGTGGTGTGCCCATATCGGTTGCAATGGGAGGGTATTCAACCTTGGGCGTTATGACACCCCCGAGGAAGCCTACCATGCGTACTGTGAGGCGGCGAAACGCCTCCACGGCGATTTCGCGAATCTTGGCTAGATCATGTATCCAAGTGTTACCAGATAGTGACATTTACCACCTCACGATGTTGTAACAACAGGGTTCGATATCGACCATGCTCCCTCCCCACTGTAACCATTCAAAACATCTTGGTCACTTGGGCTTGGGTTGTTGTCAGTCTGGCATTGATTCCCAGAAGAATCCTCTATCATGAACGGGTATTGCATCCCGAAAAGGTCATCCGGTATTGTTATATTTATATTATTGTCATTTAAAATTAAAAAATCACATACTTCTCCATTCATAATGACAGAAGACGTATTGCTCAGACCTACCCCACATGCAGACGTAAGGCCCCCCCCATTCATCGGGAATAGAGCCACTACCCCAAAGCCAGTCGAATCAACCCCCATGACTTTACCATTATCACCAGTTCCGTTTGGCCATATCCCGGTTGGGTCATTCCCCTGGCACGTAATGGTAAAACCACCATTGCCATTAGGAAGAACCCATAAAGAACCGTCACCGACTTGGTAAGGGGAATCGACTAGAATATTACTCACATAAACACCCTCACCGTGGGACTCTGATCTCAAATATGCAAAAATAGTTACGGGATTCGCAAACCCACCAGTCTCTACCACCTCTCCCACGAAAACCACAGGGACACCGTCCGTTCGTAACGGTTGGCTAGCTATGGGAATAGAAACATAGAAAGTAGATGGGATATATGGAGGTAATCCAATTGCGACCCTCACAATTTCAATATTGTCCGAAGGGATAGGTACGCTGCCAAAGGCACCAGGAGTCGTCGGCATACCGGTAGGCGGGACGCCGGCCGATACAGGAAGGTCCGACTCAAAGTAGAACGTAGACCCCAAAAGCGTAGCCGCTTGCTCCTGGGACCATTGGATAGCGGCATCGACGTTTGTGTAGTCACCACTCGGCGCAAACGTGGAAGATCCCTCTGCTGTATCCCCGAGCAGTTCGAGCGTCTTCTTCCGTATCTGCGCTAGGTTCATGCCCTATCCCTTCACCGTCTTGCTGGCTTGCCCAAGCGGGCCTAACCCAATCCCGGCGACAAACGCGGCGTAATACTCACTCGACTTTTTGAGATTCTGGCCCTGCCCAGACTGTTTCAGGAGCCAAGATGCCGCAGCGAACTTGAGATACTGGTGGAGGTAGGTTTTGATCCTGGCATCCGGAGTATCGGTCAGGTTCACCATTGCGGTGGGTTCTTGGATGTAGCCAACCAGCACATACCCCGTAGAAGGCTGCCCGTTTAGGAGGATCGTCTGACCGTCCGACTGAATCCACACGGTAGGCTCACCTGTCCGGGACCTCCAGTTCGGGTTCTTCTGGTCCTCGGTCATGATCTCGCTTTCCCACAGAACCTTGCCCATGGCCTATGCCTCCACGTATTGGACGACTTGCGAAAGGGTTTGTGCCACCTGACCAGGAACCGTCACTACGCACGTCACATCCAGATATTCCCCAACGCTCAGGCTGACGGAAGATATGGACACGACTTGCCCGTTTGTGGGAGAGAACGACACAGAACCACCCCCTGATGGGGTCATGGTCCAGGCGTAGGTCACGGGGGTAGGGCCGCCCAGGGGGAGGACATCTACCTCCCACAGCAACGGCAGGTTCAAGAACCCTTCCTCCGCTGGGACATCCCAGACGGCGGTGAATGCCCCAGCCGGCGAGGTAGCGACGGTCCCAATCTGAACCCCCACTACTCGGCTGACATCAGCCGGCATGATCGCCGTGTTGCTAGAAACCGGCAGCATCACGTCAACCCGGGTGATGCCCATAAGCTCCGCGACTTCATCGCAGGCAAAGTTGATCGCGTCTGTCGTCATCTCCTGGGAGAACAGGCGATCATAGGCTCCGTAGCCGATCAGGTTCCGAACATCTGCGGTCAGGTCGGCTAGGTCCATCTAAATCCATCCCCAAGCCTGAAGCTTGTCGCGGTCGTTGTTCCACTTGAAACCGATGTCAGTTCGGTATGCCATGTCCGGGATACTCACGGACTTGACCCGTTCGTAGACGTTCTCCTTCGCTTCCTCCATGGTCTGCCCGAGCCCGACACAGATCACAGCGTAGCCACTGTTCCCGGCCAGGACCCATTCGTTTCCAACCAGCTTCACATCCGAGAGGTAGATGCCACTGAGGGTCGGGTCCTTGAACTCCAGTTTTCTCCCCTCTGCGTATTTCTTGAACCCTTCGGGATCCTCGAATGGGTAGGGAGCCACGGTGCAGACCACGCACATCTGGAACCCGGATTCCACCTGGAGATTGAACTTGTTGCCATTCCCAAGCGCATCAAAGAAGTCGCCCAAGTTGGATTTGATCCCTTCCATCTGAAGCCAAACGGTAGGGAAACCGAAACGAGGAGTAAATTCCAGAGGATAGGCCGCCTCCTTGGTGCATATCAGGTTGATGTCAAAATACCCGCTGTAGCCGGCCGCCCGCAACGGAGCAGCCATCTTCTCTAGCGTTTCATGGTAGAGACGCCCACCACGCTGCCAATAGGCGGTGGTCCCGCTCTCTCCGCAATTTGGGCCCAGATCATCATTCATAAACTTCTTGTATTCCGTGTTGATAAAGATAGGCTGGATGAACTCCTTGCCATTGAAAAAGCCACCACAGGCAATCTCAACCCCCTTCACGAACTGCTGGAGTTGAATTTCGTGGATCTTGTGGCCCCACTTCTTCTTGTAGTTCTCCAGGATGGCGAGCACGTCTGAGCCGTCTTCCTGCTTCCCTACGTAGGTCAGGGCCTTCTCATCCTGGGCCTTGCCACTGGGCTTTGCCACGTAGCGCCCCGGGTTCTGCTTCACGAAGGCTATGGCCTCATCGAACGAGGTGAAGTTCCAGTCCGGGATCACCGTCATCCCGGCCTTTTCCATCTCCTCCGACCCGAAGCCACGGTCCATCTCAAGTTTGTCGGAGTAGGGACAAGGCCCGACGACCGCCTTGCCCTGGGCCCGCAGTTCATCGGCCACCTTGCCGAAATTTGTGTCATCGAAAACGATCAGGTCCGACTCCGCAACGTAAGGCTCCCAGCGCTTCACCTTCTGGATCAGGCCATCGTTGATGTCCTGGCTGGGCTTATCCTTGATGCAGTAGCGGACACGGTTCCCTTCTCCAAGGAACCGTTTGCACAACTCGCCGACCCCGCCGAAGTGGGAAACCACCAGGATGGACCGGCCCTTTGCCATTTAATACCTCAGAATGTTGGAGTGGAACCCCTGACCGAAATGGTGCCGCTTGGGGGCGACCGACGCCCGCTTGTAGCCAGCATCTCCGACCAGATTAGCACCACGGAGCGAGCTGCACTCGGTAATGAACTGCGTCTCTAGCCGCCTGGCCTCGGACTTGTCTTGTCCGGAGCCAGGCAGCGCGAGGAAATGGGCGAGGGCACCATGGACAATAGCGTCCTCGAACTCAGGCCCAAAGCCGACTTCATCGAAGTCGCCGATTGGTTTGTAGGCAACATCTGCGATGACCTGGGTGTCGGCTGCGGGCGGGCGATTGGGCCAGAACTGGCCCTGGTCAGTGGTGTAGGCTGCAATCGTCCCCTCGAATGGGGACAGATTGTGGTAAAGATCCTCCAGCGCCTCTTGGTTGTAGAGCGGTAGGTCCCGCCGATGGCCACTGAGTTTCGCCCTAAAAATGTAGATCGCCTCTCTCTCGTAAGTAGGGTCGTAGATCGGCTGACAGATCGTGCCGGCCGGGATCGTGAACTCGACAAATTCGCGTAGAGCGAGGGTTTCCAGAGCCACTTGCCTACACGCGACCTGATACGAAAGCTGGGCCACGCGAGGTTTCAGGTCGTCGCGGAATGGCTCGATTCGGTCACGGATGTAGGCATACTGGGTCATGGTGTTGCCCCGCTAGACGGCCACTGGTTCACTTGGCTTCATGCCCTTTTCGATCTCGGTCAGGATGCGCAGAACCGTGACCTTCTTCTTGGTCCCAGGTTTCACGTCCACCTTGAACCGCTTGGCCATCTCCCGCAGCTTGGTATCGTCATCGGGAGGGTCCAGACCGAGCAGAAATTCGTTGGTGATGTTGGACAGGTCGGTCCCGTTGATGATCGCCTTGCCTTCTTCACTGTCGGCCATGATCAGCCGGCAATGGCCCTGGAGAGACTTCTGGGTCATCGCGGCATGAACCTGCCACACCCAGAATTCCTCGGACACGCCGCTCGACCTGATCTGGTCAGCGGGACGCTTGCCAGAGGGGAAGGCATCGTATCGAATGGCAACGGCCTTTCGCGCTTCCTCCCGGTGGTCTTCCATTCCGTCTTTGAGTGCCATGTGAAACCTCTTAAAAGGGCGGGACCAGGAGAAGGAACCATCCTCCCCCTGGCGACCGCAGGAGAGTCTAGGCGACCTTCAGGGGGAAGGCGCCCATGTAGCGGCTATCGGACAGCCCGTAGCCGAACACGTCGAAGGTCCGGCAAGCGCGGCCGGCCTTGGTCTGCATCTTGAAGTTGATGTCCGTTTCCATGATCTGGCGAACGAACCCGAGCCCGTTCACGTGGCCCAGGACACCCTGGCAGATATTGGAGACGCTGCCATAGGTCGCGGTGGGGATGGCATCGGTCACGATGATGTCGAACCCAGCCACGCGCATGGAGAAGTCGCCGTCTTCAATCGCCTTGGCATTGCGCTCGCCGTTGATCTGGTAAGTGAACTGGTCGGACTGGAGCAGGATCTGCTCAACGTCACTGTTGACCATCGCATACCGGCCCTTGCGGGGAATACCCATCTGGTTGTAGGCCTTCCGGGCGGCAAGGAACTGGTTGATGATGTAGTCGGGATCAGTCCGGTCGGTGCTGGACACGTAGGTCGGCACGGCCGGGTTGTAGGCGACGGTGCCCGGGATCTGGCCTTCGTAGACCATGGTAGGAGCGCCATAGACCGTGGTGATGAGCCCGGCGACGACCACCAGGTATTCGTTCTCGGCCATCGCGTCGGCCATCATCCTGGCGATCTGGGACATGAGCGGGAGGTTGATCTCCTTGATGTCCACGATGTCCAGGGTGGGATAGGCGTAGAAGGCGTTGTTGACCTGGACCGTGAAGTTCGTGCCAGTCGTGACGGTTGGCACCAGGTCCATATTGGCGTAGTACGGCTGGATCGGAGGAGGATTCAGGACGCGGAAGGTGATCTGGTCACCGAACTGCTCCAGCTTCTTGAGCGCTTCGGTGTTGGCGATCTTGCCGAGATAGGATTCCCGGCGCATCACATCCATGGTCAGACCTTCGACGATCTCCTCAATGAGGAGAGCCTGGGAGGCAGCGGGGATACCGGTATTAGCGGTAGGGACGACACGGGTAATAGCCATGATGAATTCCTTTGTTCAAAGGAACTAGGCCCGCATCAACGTGGACGCAGTGCGCCCATTGAAGTTGAGGCTTTGGGTCAGTTCAAGTCGTTGGCGGAAGAGGTTCCTCTGCTCCAAAGACCCTTCAGAGAGTCCTTCTCTCATGAACCCTGGCTGGGCCATTTCTTCTGGAGTAAACGGAGTCGGTTGGTTGTTCCTGGGAGCCCGAGGGACTTCCGGGAGCGCGGACCCGGTGCGCAGATTCGGCGTCGTGTCCATTTCAGGACGGCGTTCTCGCTTCTGGGGCTGTGCGACGGGGGCATTGATCCCGATGTCCGTCCCAGTGGCCCTGGAAAAGTCGTGCAGCACTTCGAGCACATCGTTCGGGTCGAGAGTGCTTGCCGGACCATCCATGGCGGCGAAAATGTAGTTCTGCTTTTTCTTGGGCAGAGCGGTGATCCAGTCCAGGAACTCGGGACTGGCCTTGATCTGCTCCAGTTTGGCGGCCGGCACCACTTTGTATATCTCGGCCTGCACCGCTTCGCTGCGTTGCTTGGCGAAATGCTCGCCCACGCGCTGTGCGGTTGCGTTGGTCTGTTCTCGGATCTGGCTGAGTGCAGCATAGACCGGAGCGACCAGGGCTTCCATGACGGAGACGGCTTCGGGGAAGTCCTCACGGTAGGTTCGGATCGTAGCCTCATCGGCAGGGTTCAGGTCCGGGGGGACGAATGCCGACCCGGTAGCCTTGAGCACTTCCGCCTGTTGGATAAGATCCTGGAACTCCGCGATCTTGGATTCCACCTCCAGCTTGGTTCGATCCAGGCTGGTCTTCGTCTTCATCATCTCCGACTGTGCCTTGCGGGCGTCGGCTTCCCGCTTATCGAGGCCCTTGGGCTTAGGCTGGGGTTCTGGCTCCGGCTCGGGCCCTGCCTCGGGTCCTTCCGGGGGAAGGGCTTCCTCGTCGGGCTGGACCTTGTCCTGCTCGTAGGGGCTGACGACAACTTCATGATCGGTCTGGAGGAGGGTGGACCCGAAGCCGGTTTCTTCACCGCCCAGGGGGTCCGCGTCTCCTTCGTAATTACTTCCTTCGATGGCTTCGTCCTTGAACACCGTGGCCTTGCCTTCGGCGTCCACGCTGACCTGGAACCCGGAACCGGAACTCAGTTCGCCAGTCTTCGGGTCCACCGTAATGCCAAGACGTTCCTGGAGTTTGTCCAAGGCCGCCTGATCGTTCGGGGACATCTTGGGAACCTTGTAGTCCTTCTTGTGAGGGTTGATGACCTGTGGCATTAGTTAGCTCCTGGCCCCTGGGGATCAGCGAAATGCTGACGACCCAGCGTTGGGGCAACGTTGATTTGTTCGATCTGGTTGGGGATGTTGAGGAACAGGTTGAGCAACTGGACCTGGCCCTGGACCCTTGGGCCCTCAGTGGCAAGGTCGCAGTCCCGCAGAACGTCCACAGCATCCTGATACATGTGTTCGATCATCGTCTTGAAGGTGCTGCCATCCCGGAACAGACTGGACGCCTGATCTGGCGTAACCCCGTATTGGGAAACGAAGTCCTCGGTCAGGAGGTCCGACTTCTCAGACACGTCCTCGGTCGTATCAGCCATCTCCGGCATGAGCGACTTAATCCGCGCGTTGAAGATGTCCCTCTGGTTGGCCATTTACATCCCCTGGGGTGGCTGGGCTGGTTGAGACTGGGTGGCACCCTGTGGAGCCTGCTGGCCACCCTGTTGAGGCTGTGGAGTAAGGCCCCTGGCCTGCTTCTCTGCTGGGGTCAACTCGTTCGGGCTGTCGATGGGAACCGGAGCGCCCAGAACCTTGGCCTGCTCGGCCGTGGCGGACGCCGCTGCGAGGTATTGCTGGGACAACATGGTGGACCAGACAGCAAACGCGGCGATGGTCTTCTCGTCCATCTTCCCGGTGAGTTTGAACATCTGCTCGGCCGCCGGGATAACAATGGGAGGTGGAAGGCCATCCTTCCCTTGTGCCATGCCCGCCTTGAAAATCTCGGCCATGGTATCCAGAGCCGAAGCATGTGCCCGTTCCTTGTCCTTCTGAGCATTGGCCGGAGCATCGTTCAGCATCTTCTGCTGAAGTTCAAGCTGCATAGCCTCCACATACTGGTCCACTGTCTTGACAGCCAACTCCTGGTCTAGGCCCATCCCCTCAGAGATGGCCTTCAGGAACTCGATCTCATCAAGCCACTTCGGCAGACCGTACTGGTGCAGTTCCTTGAACAGTTCTTTGGCCTTGCGCCCAACGATCTCACGCCGCAAAGCGCCCTTGACGCCCTGGACCTTAAGATCAGCTTCGACCATGAACTCGGCTCTGTTCTCGTAGTAGGTTTTGATCCAGTGGTAGCAGTCCCGGAGGTGGGGCTTCCACCAATAGCGGTCCACGTTGCCCACCACGTCCTTGATGAATTCTTCCAGGGACTCCCAGATGCGTTCCAGCATGTCGTCCGTGCGAACACCAGACCCAAGGGCCTTCCCGTCCGCGTTTTCAGTGAACCCGGTCACCACCGGGATCAGAGACTCGAAATACTTGGCGCACTCCAGGAGTTTGTCCAGGTTGGACGGGACGGTGAACAACTCAATCGGCTTGCCGGAGGAACCGACTTTCTTGTTCACGCCCTTGTCCCGCCAGAGCCACGTCTTGCGTCCACGGATGGTCAGGTCCTTGTTCTCGATGGCTCCAGCATCAATCATCGCCTGGAACCCAGACGTGTCCGCCAGAGCATCGTCAATCGAACGACAGATGTTGATCAACATCTCGCACACTTCAAGGCCAGACTCGCCGGCCCCTACCCCGAAGATGCTGCCAGGGTCTACCCGGAACGGGATGAAGTGAACGTACATCCGCTTGGGCTGGAACTTGCGCTTGGAAACCTTCAGGATGTGCTTCCCGCACCACCAGATTTCCCAGATTCCATCTACCAGAGCCGCCTTCTGGGCCTTGTCGAGTCCCTTGTAGTCCCGATGCCCGACGACCACGCCTTCGTCATTGGTGATGTCCAGTTCCTTGATCTGCGCCTGGATGTCTTCGCCCAGGTCTTCCATCGCCTGCGAATTCAGAACTCCGATCCTTCGCCACACGATGTAACGGTTCAACATCGCGTTGCTGACATTCGTTGGGAAGGGGAAGATTTCCCAGCGCCGAAGGTTTCCAGCCCAGTTCCCGTCCGGCATGTCGATAATCAGGTCGGCCAACTCGGTATTGATGAAGGTCGGGTCGTCTTGGAGACTGCGAATCTGGTGGGCAGACATGACGTGGTGAATGTGGACGTATTCCAAACCCTGCTGGAAGCGCGTATTGGGGTCCGGGTAGACACGCTTCGGATCGATGAACTCCCACATGGGCTTTCGTATGTCTTCCTTGTCGATTTCCTCGTCCCCGTCATTCCAGCGAAGCGCCGGCTGGCGAAGTTGGGTCGGGCCGACAACGACTGAAGATCCCAGAGAGGACAACTGCGTACACATCTCGTCCATGCAGTTTTCCAACTCCATGGCTTCGTGGATGTCCTCGAATTCTTCCCGGAGGCGAGACACACGCCGTTCTTCTTCCTTCGGATCCATGGCTGTTCTGCGCCTGGGACTCGGTTTGATCTCCCACGGCCGTCCTTGGAGGGGGCAGACCTGCTTGTAGAGCTTGGCACGGCCGATCTGGACAATGCGAGGAAGGCGGCGGTAGAAGAAGGTGGATTCCTCGTAGCCTTCGCGGGGCTCATTCACGTCCTTGCCGCGCAGATACTTCTCGATTTTGCACCACGCCCACTCTTTGTCCCTGCGGGCATCATCGGAAAGCTGAATCTCGTTCTCAAACTGGCCGATGAGCTTGCTTTCTTCGCTCATGTCGTTCAAGTCTTCGTGAGCAACTTCACCGATTGGCTTATCGTCAGGCGGAACGCTGTTCGGGCCTGACATCGGGGGCTGAAGGGACATCATCGGAGAGCCCTGTGGGGCACTCGGCATCCTGGCCGCAGCCATTGACCCTAATCCCTGGCCTCCCGGATATGCCACAGCCACTCTCCCGGGGCCAATCATAGCAGGATGCCAACTTTTTATCCAGAACAGCTACTTTTTATACATGTGTATACTTTTTAGTCATATATTAAAATTTACCTCTTGCCAGCATTGCCCAGGGAGGTATACTTCTTCTTGAGATGGTCGCCGTGCTAAGCGCCGCAACTATCGGGTCCCCCGGGTGAGAGCGGGGGACCTTTTTTTGTTGCGTCATCTCTCTGACTGCCTAAACTTGGTATTGGAACGCACCCCGACCACTCTCACAGCGGGCAATGCGTAGGGCAATTTGAGCGGCATACCCCGTCTTAGTATCCCTTCCATAGAACACAATTCCGATTCCGGGGTAAGTCCATCCCGGCGTGTGGCCTTGGAACAACCACCCACACGAATCCCCCGAGTCATCATCCCGGCAGAGGGGAAACCGCCAATATGCGGGCAGCGCGACGAGAGGTTACAGGTTGACCGGGCCTCGTTTGAGTCGCGGGGATGAGTCTGGACGACGCCGTGGCTCCATGCCAAGCTGATTTCAGATCAAGCCTCCTGGAAATGGGGGCTTGTCTACACTCAACCGTTCACCATCCAAGCTGTTGTTTGACTGTTCTAGGACTAGAACGGCTTCCCAAACTGATCGGTGATCGGAGGACCGCCACCAGCCTTGTAGGGACGCCAAACCTGTTCCTGAACCGGTTCCTCGAAGTCCTCGGCTGTCATCCAGGGCGGAAAATCATTCAGAATATGGGCATACTGGGTGATGTCCTTCACCCCGTAGCGCAAAGAGGTGATGATGTCGAATTTCCGGCTTGGAGTTTCCTCCATCGGCCCATCACCCTTCTTATTCCACTCATAATTCGCGTATTGATCGATCAGTTTTTTTAGATTTTTGCTGATAAATAGGCGATTTGTCTCCATCCGATGCCAGATTGCGCCCATCCCAGTCAAAAACGAGTTGTCCGCCTTGATAAACTTGCGCTTATCCTCATCAATGTTCTCCCAACCAGAACCATGGGCCAGAGTCCAGTATTCCTCAAGGATCTTTTCGCCATCTTTCTGGGCCACCTGGTCAGAAGCGGGGTCGATCATGAACGTCATTGACCGTCCCCAGCGGTCCAACTCGCCGTAGTGGTAGACCGGAGGCCTGCGGTCCTGCTCGTAGTCCACGTAGCAGTAGACAACATCAGCCATCGGGTCCAGAGCGAGCCCTACGGCCGCCGTTGGGTGGGTCCAGCCAACGTCCATGCCGCCCAGGAACTTCCACCTCTTGCCGATGGAGATGAGCGCGGGGTCGTAGAGGATGTCTTTGGTAGGGAACGGGAAGATCAAGCCAGAATTGGACGTTGCATGGCCCTGTGTTCTAGCTGCGAGCATTGCCGGATCGTGCGACCAGCGGCGGATATTGCGGGCCTTCACCTCTTCCGAGATGTGAGTGATGTCGTCGTAGGTCATGTAAACCAGGAACACGTCCGGGCCTTCTTCCTCCATGGACTTCACGAAGGGGGTCCGCCCATGCTGGGGGCAGTAGGAGCAGTAGATATACCCGTTGGTCGTAGACATGCGGGCCTGGATCTCGTCCAGTATCTCCAGGGGGCATTCCTCATCTATCCATGCCCTGTCACCAGTCCATGAGGCCAGGGCCCCCGTCTCCATACCATGCGACTTGAAGGCGATAAGAGAAGTCGTGTCGCTCGGGACATGTTTCACCCGTACCATATCGATTGCCCCGGACACGGATTTGCGTGTGGGCTTGTCGATGATGTATTTCGAGTTGATCAGGGCCTCGTCACCCGGCTTGTCGGTCCATCCCGGCTTGTCGATGTTGGGGCCGAACAGTTTCTTCTGGGCCGAGTCACGGGTCAGTTCAGTGGTTTCACCAACCACCCAAGCGTTGATCCCACGTGCCGTGCGCGGTCCCCGATACCACTCCGGATAGATCCCAGTGGCATCCCAAGCTATGTTAACTGCTGCAGCCAAAGACTTTCCTGAGTTGGAAATCACAATATTGTTGCAAACAAATGCGTGATCAGGATGGGTGATGTTGATGTCCCAAGTGGGCTCATAGCCGATCTTCCCCTCGTAGGTCAACTCGGACAGTTCAGCATGGCCTTCCTTGTCCACCCAGACCGGGAGTTGGTGCTTCACGGCCCGCATGACGCGGACCATAGCAATGCGACCGGACGGGTATTGGACGGCTACCTTGTGCTTCTGGCTGCACTCTAACCACCCCTGGGAATGACGGAACCGGTGCAGGATTCGCCCGGGGTTGGTGAAGATCGCCTTGACCTGGGTAGGGACGAAATTCCCCGTGGCGAAGTCGAACGCCACCACTTCGTCATTCACCTCGATGCAGTCGATCCGCTTCTCATCGCCGCACCACATGAGAACGGCGGCATCCCCCCGTAGGCACTGGTTGGCCCCGGAGATCGCCTTGATGTGGCGATTCGAGTTCCAGAACGCCATCTGGGGTTTATTGGGAGGACGCCGGTCCCAGATAGATATAAACGCCTCTGCCGCCTCCTGTTCAACCAGAGTGCTGAAGTCACTGAGTCCCTGGACTAGGCCGGCAAGGTCATTGTGTTTCGGCATGGCTACTCGTAAAGTTCGTGGACCGGTTCAATATAGACGGAGCACCCAGGGAATTCCACCCGCTTCATCGTCTCGTCGCAGCACGGACAAGGGATGGGGGTATCCATCTGGGATACGGGCAGGATCACCTCCGCTTTCTTGGCACAGGTAGGGCACTTAAATGAGTACAGGGGCATCTCAACCTCTCCGAACGATCTTGTGCTCAAGCGCAATGAGCTTTTGGTTGAAGGCGTCACACAACTCGGCGACCACGGCCTTGGTCTGGTCCGTCAGTTTCTCGGCCGGGTCTTCCAGGCCTGCCTCCACATTCTGGATCACGTGCTCGTATGAGATGGGGGATATGGGCATGGTTCACTCCTCAGTGGGGTTGTCCAGTTCTAGGAAGTCATCATACACAGTCTCGGGTCGGACCGTTCCTTCCATACCCAACGCTTCCATTTCTTCTTCCTCGGGCACCACTTCGGCATCCGCCGTGGCCACCATGTCCTCACTCTCTCCAGGCATGATGACCTTGATCCCCGTCTTATCAAAGATCATCTGCTTGTAGACGCTCAGGACGCTGATGAACCGGCTCCACATTTCGGCTGGATTCGCGTCGTCGTGGCGGTTGATGTCGATGACCTGCTTCTTCCCGTATTTCTTTGGGTTGAAGATTTCTGCTAGACGGACGCGAAGGTCTGATTGCACCTTATGCTTAAAAGTCTGGCTGCCATCCGGGTCCGGGAGGTCGACAATGTTGAGCGCCTGTTCAGCTAGGATGATAGCCCGCATCTGCTCAGCCACCGCCATCATGTCCGCGAACACCTTGTAGTCGTTCATCCAGGCCATGTAGGTGCGCGGCTTTGGCATCCCGGGCTGCTGGAGAATGGCAGGGATGGAGTATCCCCGGGCCGTGAGATCCAGGATCGTCTCCATGACCGATGCCCGGTCAAGTTTCCGTCCACAGATAGTCCAGTGGTCCTGATGTTCGGTGCGCTGCAATGCTTCCAGGGTGATGTCTGCCCGGATGTCTCCGACCCCAAGGCTTGGGTTCTCTGAGAAGAACGTCTGCATCGCGTCCACAAGCGTCAAAGGCATACGGCTGGCGTTCACCCGGGCCTCCTCAATGAGAGGATCAACCGGAACGTCTGAGTCGCGCCGCTTACCCACGTTTACCCCTCTTGAACGTGACCCACTCGGGAGACAACTCAACCGTGGTTCGGTTGTAGCTTCCACCGATCCGTTCCACGACCTTGAGCATCCCCAGTTTGTGCATCTCCCACAGGCCCCTCTGGACAAGAGACTTACATACGCCGGACTTGGCGATGAGTTCCTCGTTGACGAACGTGACCGTGGGGTTGTAGTCGATCATGGCCGCCAGGGCCAGGAAGATCCGCACGTCATACTGGGGAAGGTCCGGCAGGGCCGACCCCCAACGTGCAGCATCGAGAATGATCTTCATCAGATATGCCCCGCCAAGAATTCATCATCGTCCACCACGGGACGCGACTGTTTACGAGACAGCCGACTGATCTCAGAACTGAGCCGGTCCACCTCAGCCTCCAGACTGGTGATGGTCGCCTCGGAGCGCAGGAACGTGTCATACCGCGTTCTACTAATAGAAACCATTTCTACTTGCGGGGGCCCATCGAACAGAGGGGCGGTCCCAGGGGCGCGGGGAATGGGCATGTCGTTCTCCTTTGTAACCAGAATATACCTTAGGTTGGTTTGTGCCAGTCATTCGGCGGTGTAGTTCCCTAGCATGTTCAACGTCTGCCTGGCACAAGACTTCATGTGCTCCACATCACCGCGACCAGACGCATCGTATTCCGCGATTTCCTCCAGGGTTTTCCGGATAGCTAGGGCCGCAGCTACCTCACCGAAGGATTCCCCGAAGTCATCAGCGCCATTCCCAGCAAGGGCATCCAGCACCCAGTCCAGGATGGCCGCCCTTAACAATAGGTCCTTGGTCCGTCTTGATGCGTCAACCAGTCTTTCTTTGAGTGCATCCGTCTCCTTAATCTCAGCATCTCGTTCCGCCATCGCCTGGATCCACGCTGGGCGGTAGGACTCCGCCTTTAGTTCCGCTATCCGAGCGAGAAGATCCGTGTAACTCGGCTCACCCACATGTTCTAGGTAGAAGTCACTGAGTTTGTCACGCTCCTTAACCAGAGCCACATAGGTGTCGTGGTCTATCTCAATCCTGTCACCGCTCATGGTTCACCTCAAAAGTGATGGGTGGTGGGCTGGCGGTTATTGCATCCCGTGTTCCCCACTGTCACACTCCAGCCCAACAAAGGGCACCCATGTATTTGGTCCGGCTGGGAGGACTCGAACCTCCAGGGTGAGCCTACCTCGAAATAGGCGTGACGGTTGCGAACCGTGTCTCACCACCAGTTGCCTGTTGCATCTACCAATTCTGCGACAGCCGGGTTTGTTTCCGCCCCACCATTAGCCCACCTCAATGGGCCACCCTTTAGGAACCGGGTTTCAGCACAACTCTTAGAACTCGGATCGTCGTCAACGTCATGGGTTCCGATTGTCCCGGGTATGGTGCCGGCAAAGGCCGGTCGGGAAGGCAGGTTCATTAGCTCACATGCACAGTCAAGGTGCCGGACGTGGGGGAGTCGGTGGACAGGACGGTCATCAGCCGGTTCCCATTCACCTCATGCTTGATCACCTCCACCTTCGCTGGGACCACGGTCGCAGAAGTCGAAACAGTCTCAGCCTCTCCGGCAGCATCCAGTTCAGCCTGGGCGGCCGTCAAGGAAGCCTCCGCCGTGGCAAGGGACGCCTTCAGGGAGGCGATCTGGGCCTCATCTGTGGCGATAGACTGGTTTGCCTCGGACAGAGCCGCCTGGGTCGTCGTGAGCGCGGCATTGGCCGTGGTCAGGTCGGACCTGAGTTCAGAGATGAAGGTGAGGGCTTCGGCCTCAGTGATCTGGTCAAGGGCCTTGTCGGTTGCGTCGGACATTGTGTCTCCTGTTGGTTGGGTTATTTATTTTGTTTCGGTGAAATTAATTATTCTATAGCACGGCCAGCGAGCAGTTCCCCGTTTCTGTCACACTGAAATGTCTACCATGGGTTTGGACCGAGAAGGTGACTCCCTGGGTATACCAAGGTTCAGACAATGCCTCTGCGATGGGGTCACGGGACTTGAGTTTCCGAACCCGTTCTACTTCTTCGGTGAGATCACGAACTTGTATTTTCAAAAAGTAGATTTGCTCTTCTTGAGTCATGGCTTCTCCAGGTTGTTCACCCTGACGGTCCGCAGCGCCTCTCGGGCCACATTCCCCGCCCAGGATAGCGCACCCCCGTCAGGGCAGTGCGCTGCGATCAGTTCAAGAGCCTGGCGGCAGATGTCCAGGTCTCTGACCGTCTTCCAAACCACTGGGTCCGAGATGTCAACCTTCATGTTTCCCCCTGAGTTACATTCTACGTCTTATGCCAGATGGCGCAAGGGTGAATTTACACCTTCCAACCATTCTTTCGGTGCAGTTCCTTCCGGGCCTTAGCAACAAAGGCTTCGTCCCAGGCGGACACACGCTCCACCCAGGTAGCGGGGTCGCCACCGGTATGGGTGGGGTTGAGCCAAACCAACATGTCATCCACCTGGATAAGCAGTGTCATGTGCTCCAAATCTTTCAGGTCATCTGCTTCTACTCCCCCACGGGGGGCGATGCCAGACTCGTCAGCTCGCGCCACGAGGTAACGCCATGTCTGCAAGGCAGACTTGTGCTCGAACGCCGAGTCGATCACTCCTCTACCTTGGGCTCACCCTTGATCACGAACCGAACAGATGCCTCCTCTTTGAAGCAGGCAATCTTCTCAGCCAGTCCATGTCCCTTCATCCAGTATGGGTGGACCACAGACGGGTTCAGGAAGATGGTTGACCAACTCTTGTTCCTACGGAGTAGTCCAGCAGCCTCCAGCCCAGAGAACGCCCGCCAGATGGTCTGACGGCTGACTCCCTTCGTCATCTCTTCCGGAAGGTCAACTTTCGTGGTCAGGTATTGAGGGTCCGTAGTCTTCCACAGGTGCATGAACAGTCTGAATCCAAACACGCTGTTGATCCTCCCCAGTGCTTCCTGATCCACCGCCCAATTGACAGGCATCCCCTTTTTGTCATCCCTCATCACGTTCTCCTCACTGTTACAGTGTAACCCATAGTGATAGTTTCGCCATGCCAATTTTTGACCTGTTCTCAAAAAACGATGTTTACAATGTAACATCAGGTGAGTCGAAATAGGCCATTTGTATTTTGTGGTGTTACAATGTATTTCTCAGTGTTAAAACGTGTCTTTGTAAGCCAAACTATTCCATCACTTACAATTTTGAAGAACATAGCATTATAATTATCTACGTGTCTCCCAGGGCTATCGTTCCCAAGTACCGGTTCTCATGGCATCAGAGATCAAAAGCATCTCGCCTCGCTCGCAGCCTCATTGCCGGCAGGGCTAGACATTCAGAACGCACGGCTGGGAAGCGCCGCGCTTATCTGAATGCCGTGGTATATATATTTTCTCTTGGGATGGAATTCTCTTTCTCTTGAAAAAATAAAGTGAACCGCGTGAGCGAGTGAACGCCCTCCCAGTTAAATAATTAATTCCCATCTGAGAAAATAAATAAATTCCCATGGCGAAAATGCGCCGAATGCAATTGGGTGGGTATTTTCTTCCTTCTCTCCGCACCTCAGTCATTCCCCCAGCACCCCCCTCCCCAGGGACTATCTAGTCTTGTTACGCGCTCAATGCAGCATCCGTACAGGCCAAGCGAGGCGGGCCGCGACTCGGATGGGCCGGCATCCACCACGCATACGCGTGCGCGACCCCACACCACCGACCAGACCAGCTCGCGGGTGCGCCTGGAAATGTTCTCTGGGGAAAGGGAGGCGGAGGGAACCGGTGAATCCTTCTCCTCTTACTCAGTGAATCCAATCTCCACATCCAATCACCACATCCGGTGAATCTTTCTACCCTTCCACCTCATCCTCAGCCGGCCAGCCAAGAGGATACATTCCAAATCAGAATGACTGACTCAATGAAACATTCCAAATAGGAATGGACGACTGACTGTCACCCCCTTACCCCCAAAGTCTAGCAGACGGTGCAAGGGGGTGTAGGATGGATGGCGATTGCTGGGGCGTGGATAGGGCAAGGTGGCTTCGGGCGGATGGGATGGATGATCAGTGAGGCTCGGGGTCCAAGGGAATCTCTGCGAGCTTCCCTTGCGGTCGCAAGTGTGTGCGGCATCGCCGGCCGTCAAGATCGCTACCCGCTGCGCGGTCCGCTCAATGACTGCCAGCTTCGGAGGCGATGACGTGGACGGAGTGAATGGATCCGGAGTGGAATAGGTATGCGACGGGCCTTGCGGATGGTTGCGTTGCGCACGATACTGGGTCGAGGAGATCCAATGGCCAGACCAACTACATTCCCGGCAGAGTGGAGGCCACTGCTTGACGTGGCCGGATCGGTGCGGGAGCTGGCAGGCCTGGTGGGGTTGCGGTCGTCCACGTCTCTGTGGCGCATGGCGCATGGGCGGACGGTCCCGGGCCTGGCGGTAGTCGAGATGCTGAGACAGTTCTGCCAAAAGCATCACCTAGTCATGCCGAAAGAATTAATCTATTACGCCATCCAAAATGAATCGGAAGCGAATGTGAGGCTGATCGCCGCAGCTCCGGAACTGCTGGCTGCTCTTCAGAAAATGATCGACGTGGCACAGAATCAGAGATCCGCCGAACAGGAAGATGATGCACTGGAATCCGCACTGATCGCCATCAACAAAGCAGGGGATTTGTAATCATGGACAAGGGACCATACACAAACAACCATCTCCTGCGCTATCTGGCCAGACCTAGTGTTGATTTTGACGGAGTGGTCTACTGGATCCGGTCATAGTGACAGTCTGGCGGGCCTCTCACTGCTCGCCACACAATCACTACCACCAATGGAGGACACCATGCGCGACCCCCTCACAGTCCCGAATGACCCACGCGATACCCGCATGGTATCCCACCAGCTTGCGATGGCTGACCACCTGTATGCCATGGCCAGAACTGCCGCCATCCACCAGATGTTTGTCGCGCTGGCCCAAGAAACACTTCTCACACTCACCCCCTCGGAGAACTGACATGCGCCACTACTACACTCCTGACGAACTAAAGGAAGTTATCCGTCTCCATGCCCTCTGGCTGGCCGATGCCGATGGCGGAACTCGTGCCGACCTGAGCCGTGCCAACCTGATCGGTGCCGACCTGAGCCGTGCCAACCTGAGCAGTGCCGACCTGAGCAGTGCCGACCTGAGCAGTGCCAACCTGAGCAGTGCCGACCTGAGCCGTGCCTGCCTGAGCGGTGCCAACCTGAGCGGTGCCAACCTGAGCCGTGCCGACCTGAGCCGTGCCTGCCTGAGCGGTGCCAACCTGAGCGGTGCCAACCTGAGCCGTGCCGACCTGAGCCGTGCCGACCTGAGCGATGCCAACCTGAGCCGTGCCGACCTGAGCGGTGCCAACCTGAGCGATGCCAACCTGAGCGATGCCAACCTGAGCGATGCCAAAGGCGCGGACTTAGCGCTGGCGATGGGGATGCACATCCCCCCGTCTGGACCTTTCTGGGCATGGAAGAAGTGCCACTCCGAAAATGGTGACGTGATTGTCAAGCTCCTAATTCCGGGAGATGCTAGGCGTTCCC